GTTTTTGCATTTTATCAAAATCTCTTATGAATTTTTTTAATGCGTTGACTTCTTTATCAGTAACTTCATTTACTGATTCTAATTGTGCGTCGTCCATAATGTTTGTTAGTTTTTTTAATTCACTCCACATTCTATCTAATAATTTTTTCTCTTTATCATCTAACATAAAAAATGAATTACTATCATAACTTTGACCGCCAAGTTGAGGCATTATTAAATATTGAACAACTGATTTAAACTTACCATCCGATAATTCTTTTTTTATTTTGGTTAAATCAAACCCTTTTCCTAAACTTCTATCTTTTTTTACAAGAGCTGGTACTATAAATTTATTGAATAGTTTTTTAACTGCAGTTAACTTGTTGATATTTCTTTTGATTGGGTGCTTTGCTAGTGGGCCTTTTAAATTTTTGGCCTGTTTAACAACTAAGTCCATAGCTCTATTAAAGTCTTTGTTGAAGTTATCCACACTAACGAATTCGTTAATTACATCTTCATTTACTTTTTTGTATCCAACTACTTCTGGATTAGGATGACCACCTTGTGAACCACTTGCAGAACTTGCAAATGCTTTTGGTGTATCGTAGTGTCCTGTTCCTGTTCCGTCAATACCAGCTGTTGCTGTTGTGGAAACTTCTGCAAGATTCTTTTTAATTAACTCTCGTATAATTTCTTTGAGTCTAGCTAATCTTTGTGCTTTGGACATTCTTAATTTCCTTAATTAATTCATAATATCTCATTAAAGCAACCACGTGTTTATCTTTCACGACTTTTCCCTTAGTAGCACTATCAGTATGTTCAATAGCTTCTGCTAATTTTATTTTTGTAATCTCATCATTGACATTTGGAAGTAATCTCTTTAGAGCTTTTTTGATTTTAACTACTTCATTGTCTATGAATTCTTTCAATGAATTAGTATTAGATACATTATTGATATATTGTTTCAATAAGTTTCTTTGACTTTCATTTAAAGATTTATATTTTGTATTGAATTTGTCAACTAATAATTGATAACTCAATAATCTCAAATCTTTATCTTGTTGTGCATAATCCTCAACAACTAGATTGGATTCTTTAACTTTCTTATCAGAATTGACAATGTGTTCAGTTATAGTAATGACTGAATCTGTTTTTTGAACTGGCCCAAAGTCTTCTTTGCCGGTTTCAGTTCCAAATAACTTATAGACTGATGCCATAATTTTAAAATTAGGTAAACGAGTATTAAAGAACTCCTTTATATCATAATTTTCTTTTATGGTTTTAATTAAATTAAATTTTTCACTGTTTAATCTGCGATTAGACAATTTTCTACGACTTTTAACCACCGCCTCGACTAATTGAGATGCGTGAGAATCGTTTTTGTATTTTTTTTCTAATAGAATAGAGTATAATTCATATTCTTTCCCTAATTCAGTATTTTTATTAAAGAATTCTTTAAATAATTCAACTGACTTAGGGCTTTTTGTGTCGTTTAAAACGTCAAATGTAATTTGACGAGATAAAAGTTCATAAAGAATTGCTGTATTCTTTATTTTATTGTGTTTTACATATAAAGACATTTGAGCTCCAAAGTATTTCTTCTAATTGTAATAATAAATATAAAACTTTTAAGAAATGTGTATTTAATCTACACCATTTTCCTTTTTATATTCATTATATTCTTGTTCCATTTCATCTACTTTTTTGGTTTCGTTAATTATATCCTTTGACTTCTTACCCATTGTATTTTTCAATGCGTCGAAATGTGCCAATGCAAGTGGTCTTCTGTTCTTGGTTTGTTTCCCTAATGGGTCACGTCCTCTTGCTCCACTATCTTTGAATGGTTTATTCATTTCCTGTGGTCGTCCACCTTGTTCGTCTTTTGGTCGTTCATCTTCTTTTTCTTCATCTGGAAATGGGTCAAATATAGAACCTGCTAAGGTATCAGGTGGTGTTTGAGTATCATCTGCTGATATTCCAACTGCTGCCATATCACTTGGTGTTCCAATTGCTTCTCCTGATGCTTGTGGGTCATTACCTTCCATTTCAATTTGTGAGTGTCTGAACTTCTGTTTTTGGTCTTCAATAATTTGTTTTTCAATTTCTACCTTTTCTTCTGCAGAAAACTTAAACACATTATCGTAAACCCAATCAGTAGGTAAAATCTTATCTTGTATCATATCACGAGCTAAGGAAACTTTCTGTCCCCATAGTTCAACTTTTTCTTGTTCATACATTGTTGAAGGACTTGCTAACTCTAATTCAAAGTTTACTAAGTCTTCATCTGTATATCCTTGCGAATATAAATGAACAACTGATATTTTTGTTAACTCGGATATAATAATTCGTTGTATTCTTTCAATGGTTCTTGCAAATCTAACATCTTCTGCTGCTAGTGTTGCTTTACCACCCATATTTTCATCAAATCCTAAGAATGCTTTTGGTATTCTTAGTGATGCTAATAATTTGTTTTTCAAATATTCAATATCTTCTGTTGAATCGTAATCAATGCCACCCAACTCAGAAATTTCTGTTCCGTTATCTCCACCACGAACTGGCATAAAGAAGTCTTCTGTTAGATTCTGCATATTGTATTTTAAATTATATTCACCTGTTGCTTCATCTACGATAGGTGTTTTCTTCATCTTGTTGATGATTCTTTGCATATAATTGTCAACTTCTGCTGGTGGAATATTTCCAATATCAATCTTAAATACTCGTTTTGAAGGTGCTCTCATAATTCTATGAATTAACATAGCGTCTTCCATTAAAGTTAATTGTTTCCAAACTTTTCTTGTTGATTCAATCATTGACTTACCATAAGGTAAGAAATTACTATCACTTGCTAATCTGAAGTGAGCAACTTGAAAGTTTTCAAATTCTATTTTGTTTTTAGAATTTGCTGTTCTCTGGCCAAAATACGGGTGTGCTCCCTCTATTGATTCTAAATAGAACTTCGTGTAATAAGGATTCTCTGGGTCTTCTCCCTCTGCCCTTACAACTTCATATGGTGATAAAGGAACAATGTTTGTAATTCCGTATTTATCACTAATGTCTAAATATAAATAAAAATCACCATACTTTACCATATTACGAACCCACGGCCATAAATTGAACTCAATGTTCATAATATCATAAAATAAATTATTTAAAATTTCTTTGATGTTGTTATTGTCTGTCTTAATATTTACAACTTGTCCGTATTCGGATTTCATTGTTGATTCATCGGAATATATATCCAATGCACTTGATATGATTGGGTCTGAATCCATTGACTCATAGTCTTTGAATAATCCCAATCTTGCTGCCATAACCTGATGTATGGTTGAGTATCCTGTTCCAGCTAAATCTAAATTAGTATGTAATTTAGAATATCTGTCGACAAGATGACTCTTGACTTGATGTTGTATTTGGTCTGTGTCGGCTATCTTTAATTTTTTACCACCTACATTTCTTACGATTACGTTTGTACTAAATAATCGTTGTAGTCTTCCAAATAATGTTGTATCTGCCATTTTTACCTCACTTTATAAGAGCCATTCCAATGACTCTTTGTCTTTATCTTTTCCAGGTTCCCACTCCCAACTATCATTTTGATTGTCGTTAGGTGTGTATAAACCCTCATTATCCATCATTTTGGATAAAGTCTTTTTTGTTAATTCTACTCCCTCAGTTCGTAACCTTAATGCAGTATCACGAACCCATAAAGCAATAGCAAAAGACATAACTAAATCGTCGTTATATCCTCTCATAGCTTCTGCTCTATTATTTATATAGACGAAAGTCAATAGTTCATCAATCAAACGATTACTACGAACCACTACACTTTCCTCTCTAAAAAATTCTTCTAACTTACTAATAATTAGTGGTCTGGTCTTAGAAGTCGTTGAAAAACCCGCCACCATTTTTCTTTCTTGTCTGTTGATTTTATTGTTCATTTGGTGTTGAACATCAACATATTGTAAGTCTTTACTTGTATAAAATAGATTAGGGTAATCCCTATCTATAATTTGTTGGATTGTTGCCCAACCAATATTATTATTCTCTACTATAAGTATCGCATCATTATATTCTGTTGCTATACTTACTAACATATTTCCAAAATCTTTGGTATTTATTTTACCTTTATACTCTGCTACTTGTTCCAAGTTCTCAATATCAATCACGTGAAAAGCAGAATAGTCTGCACTATCTCCACGGCCGACATCTGCACTTACTACATAGCTTTTTGAGTAGTTTGGTGGTTCCCAAACCCAACAATTACTATCAACACCTCGTTTTTCCATTGGGTCTTGAACACATCGTGTTCTTAAATTATCCAATAGTGTTGCGTCAATTACTGAAGTTCCTGATGTTAGAAAATCACAATCACATTCTTGTGCTGCACTTGCTGGCCCAAGTAAAACATCTTGCTCATCTCTCCAATCTTGTTCTCTATCTGGATGAACCGTCCAATGTAATTTGATAAAATTAAATAAACCTCTACCTTCTTCTGATTCTACCCAAGTTTTATGGAACCAATTACCAACACCATTAGGTGTTGACAATGCAATACATTGTCCACCAGTTGTTAAGGTGGATTGTGCTGCTGTCCATATATCATCTATCTTATCAATGAATGCTGCCTCGTCCAATATCAATAATGATAATGCTTCGGAACGAGCGGCTTCAGGTCCTGATGATACTGCCTTGATTTGAGAACCATTACGATATCTCAAATTCAATTTGTTATCTTCCACACACCTTTGTTTCAACCAACTCGGTAGATTTGCGTGCATAACACGAACTTTCGTTACCAAGTTTTTTGCTACTTCTTGCTTTGTTGCAATTACCAAGATATTCTTGTCTTGTTGGAAAGTCATCATCCACAAGCTATATCCAGCTGATAATGTTGATATTCCTAACTGACGAGCTTTCAAAATAATATTGAATCGTTCCCTTTGTAAATCTTTTACGGTTTTCTCTTGAAATTCATACAAGTCAAAAGGTATCTTACCTTTTATCGGGTGTTGAATCAAACAATACTTCTTCATAAAGTATGCGGGGTCTTTAGCGCACTTTATATATTCTTGCTTTATTACTTCTTTTAGTTGTTCTGCCATTAATCTACTATCTGACCTGCGAGTTTAACTGAACCTGCTGTTGCTACTACCCCAAACGTAAAGTATATCCACTTGTTTTCATACCATTTAGGTCTGACGAGTTTTACTTTTTGTTCAAGAAGTTTGTTGGTGTCTTTAAGTAAACTAATTTGAA